CCAAAATTTACAGAAAGCACGTTGTTTCGGCTGAAAAAAATAAAATTCACCCAACACAGAAGCCTGTTGACTTATACAAATTTATACTCCACAACTATGCCAAAGAGGGCGACACTATTTTAGATACACACTTCGGCAGCCTCTCTATCGGTATAGCCTGCCATGACATGGGATTTGAATTGACCGCTATAGAATTGGATGAGGACTACTACGAAGCAGGTAAAAACAGACTTATTAATCATCAACGACAGCTAAATTTATTTTGAATGAAAGCAAATAAGTCGATAATCAAAGAACAGAACGAAGGTTGGATTAAACTTCATCGAAAGATTATGGATAACCCTATGTACTTCTCCGAACCATTCACAAGAACACAGGCATGGATAGACCTTATTTTGTTGGCAAATCACACAAACAATTTCTTTTATATCAGGGGTAACAGGGTCGATGTTGCACGTGGTCAGGTAGGGTACTCTAAAGAGATTCTTTCAAGTCGATGGGGGTGGTCAAGAGGCAAAACAACACGTTTCATAAAACAGCTCGAAACGGACGGCATGTTGATACAACAGAAATCGAGTGTAACTACTTTAATATCAATATGTAACTATGACACATATCAAGGTGATGATACAACAGACAGTACAACAGACGGACACCAGACGGACATAAACAAGAATGATAAGAATGATAAGAATAATATATATCGTTCAAATGACGTATATTCTTTCGATGAATTTTGGGACGATTATGCCAAAAAAGTAGGAGATAAAGACAAACTTCGAAACAAGTGGAGTAAATTGTCCCAAGCAGACAAGTTGAAGATAAAAGAATATATCCCAAAGTACAAGAAAGCTCAACCCGACAAGAAGTATCGCAAGAACCCGGGGACATTCTTAAACAACAAATCTTGGCATGACGAAATAATCAGCGCAGAGACATCAGAACAACCAACGAAGAGATACAGAGACCTGTCAAGTGAACTGTTCGATATGTAGAACAAAAATAATTTACCTAAAACATAAAAATTTCTCGAAAAATATTTGCTGATTAAAAAATAATCACTATCTTTGCATCGGGCAATTGAACCATAAAGTAGTATCAAACATTTTGGAGCGGCGGGCATGTGAATGTCTGTCGCTTATTTTTTAGCCTTAGTAAGTTTATCGTACTTCTTCTCAAGTTTCTTGACCTCTTGCGACAATATTCTCCTTTCTTCTCTCTGTATGGAGTTTCTAAGCTTAATCAGTATCTCGTCCTCCGGTGATTTATACAGCCTTTCTTTCGAGTTGTTTTTCTTCATGTCTGCGTTAAACAACGCCCTTTTCTTGGCCTCATCCTTCATCTTTTTCTTTATCGCCTCTGCTTGTTCTTCGGTCATGTATTTACCGATCTGTTTTAATCTCATCTTGGTTTTTTCTATGTCGAACACGATCACTCTACCATCCATGTGATAACAGTCGGTCAACAAACCAGCCTTTCTAAGGATAGATATTTCGCCAGAACTTACACCAACCTGTTTACTTATACCTGCTTGGGTGTTGATGTACTCCCTGCCGTCCATCATATAAGGTTTCACGTTATCTTCATCGGGTCTCTTTGCTCTCTCTACTACCGTTTCTGTCTTAACGTCATTGATGATCGTAGTCCCGAAGATTGCATATTGATTACCTCTCGACCCGGATCTCTTCTTATACCCTTCTTTCGACAAGATAGCACCGAAGTTATACAACGTTTCAGGAGGTAATTCATTGTCCAAGCACCATTTCTTGTAAGCCGCATATAGATTGGACGAATATACCCATCTCGGGATCGTATCTGTTACACTCTTATTGGTTCTGTAATACCTGTTCGAGTGCATGAACTTCAACACGGAGTTACCCAAACCGATAAACTCATCGACTTTCGTATCTATGTAACTCCGATCACTGAACTCGTACTTATTCTTCACAAATCTATCTTTACCCTCCAATATCCAATTGAATATCCCGCAGTACTCATCCTTGAATATCCCATAAGCTCTCTTCGAAAACCTCTCCATCGGTATGTCTTTCTTGAAATCAACCACCACGATATGCTTATGTAAAGCATCGCTCATCTGTTTCGTTTCTGGTATGTCATTAACCGTTACAAACTGAATCGGTATATCCTTAGCTATAAAACTCTCGCCAAATGCCTCTCTCGCTTCAATAGGTTCGCTACAAACGATCGAACGCAGCTGATCCTCATTCTTCATCATCCCGACAAAATCGTTGCTTAAATTGGCTCTAAATCCCTCAATAAGGCCTATGTTCTTTTTCTTGTCAACTCCGTTCAAAAGTGAACTGATCGGTACATCTCCTATACCGTCCCTGCCAAACACTCCAAATATAGCCTCTAAAACTATTTCTTTGGCGTTTACGCCACGACCTGACATGAAGACGATATAATCTAACCTCTCTCCTTCTCGATTGATTAGAAGGCATCCTAAGGCCTCCTGCAATATCCGCCTGTCTCTCCTGTCAGGCAAAAGAGTATCCAAAAACACACTCCACTGCGGTGCTATCGCCATCTTGTCATAAGAATACCCTACACAAGACGTCTGTACGTACTCTTTACCGAACTTGTGCAACTCTTTTGTCCTTGTATCCAAAACCCCATTATCAAACACCATCAACTCTCTATCAACGACCAACTCTTTGTTCGAGATAGCCTTCAAACACAAATCGGTTACACTTTTTACTCTTGCATAGTCCCCCAGTGGGAGACCACTCTTTTTCATCAAGTCATAAACAAGATTAGAGAAGTCGTCGTAAGTCATTTTTTCGTAGATCCTCCCACCAAAAAAGTACGGGAAGCCTTTATATTTACTTACCGACGACTCCATAATTGCCGTTCTGATCAAATCCTGTACTCCATCAACCCTTATAGCCGACCTCTTTGATTTGATCACCTCCGATAATCTCTTTTTATCAATAAGGCCGAACACTTCATCGATCAGCCCATCGTATTTCAATTTATCCATTCGTGTATTTATCTTTTTTCGTTTAATTAAACAAAATTAGCCATAAATATTTTCATAACCAAATTTTTACGTTATTTTCAAATCTGAACCAAGCATGTCATTATTATGCGATTTTAAAAATTATAGACCAATTAATAAAGATTTTTAATAAATTAAGCAGATAACCGTCTTAAAATCGTGTTAAAAGAGAGGGTAAAAATAAAAACCAAAAAAATTTAGAGATGCAATGAATGGCCGCTGGCGCTCGAACATACAAAGGGGGGGCTGGGTGGTTAAATTGGTATGGACAAACGGTTTGCTATTTGTTCATATTATAAGAATAATATAGACTGCTTCTCGAAATTGACAGTTTTGGGATATTCCCGGGGAGACCAGGGCGCTTTGGGTGGTTATAAATTTCGTTTATGAAAGAGCATATATTATAAATAAAGCTTATATCTATCAATCCCTGTTATAATATTTATCTATCTTATAAGTTGTAAAAAGATATAGATATTGTCTATCGATAAAATTTATCGGATCAATTTCGGGATTGAATTTTGTTTTATAGATTTTGTTTATTTCTTTACTCCACTAATAAGTTTCATTTATATGTTGTGTTATTCTTTTGTGGGCTGGTATTTGTTTATAACTTCGATTAAGTTATAAGTTTCATCTATGAGTATATATTTGGTTATCGTTGTGCTTTATCAATATTGTTTTATCGTTTCGCTTTGTCGGGCCCGAATTTTTTCAAACTACTTCTTCATGTTTTAAGGAGTATGTAGTACATAGTACTATTTTTTATATTCATGTTTGAGTAGTGTTTTAATTTTGTCGGATCGTTTTTCTTTATTATAACTACTATATAGATATAGAAACGTTCTATAATGTTTTAACAAGCTTTAACAATAAATAGTTGGTGGTTATAATGGTATTCTGTAACTTTGAAGTACTAAAATAAAGTGTAAACCGCTTCGAAAGAAGCATAAAAATTAAATGATATGAAAACAAATGAGAATTACAATTTCGTGGTGTTCAATTTAGCGCCCGTTGGATCGCAAAAAAGTTTTAACGATAAGGCAATTGTGATCAAAGAAACAAAAAACGGCGTGGACGTTTTTAGTCTAAAAAGCTATGATACAATTGTTGCAACTTACAACTCGGCAACGGACGAATTGAAGATAAACGGTTATTATTCGAGCACAACGAATAAACACTTAAACAGTTTTTTAAATTACATTGGTAAAAAATCGATGAATAAAAAAGAAGTTTTGGAATACGTAAAAAACAACAATTAAAACAAAAAAGCTATGAAAACAAGAATTGAAACAATAAGGACGTATAAACAAAAAACGTATTTAGGGAGGCACAATGAAGAAGAAATATATTTAACTGCTCCTTCATGGGATTGTGGCTGGTATTGGGGATTTGGTTATTTAGGCAATAGAAATTGTCACTATCACGTCGACGGCTTGAAAAAGATTGAAAGGTTTAATTTTGAAAAAAAAGTATTTGAAAATGAGTTCGTCAATCTTTATGACGGTTTTAAGAAACATTTTGGGGACTCGTTTGTAGTAAAAAATGATAGTGATATTTGGACGCTTGCAGAATTATTCGAAACTTTTTATACCCTGAAAGAAACGGCGGAGGTACTAGGGCGTGGCGGGTCTCATTATACAAATAACCCTGCAAAAAATATAATAAAAAATGAGGCTGAGGCACAGCGTATCAATGAAGTTGTTTTGCCCGCTATTTTTGATGAAATTTACAATATTCTTGAGAAGTACAGCAAATAACCGGTTTAACCCGCTTTAATTTTCTGAGAATAAGAAAATGAGAAGTTTGGCACTTCGAGCGGGTACACAGGTGGACGCCGAAAAACCTTTAAAGAGTAGGCGAAAAAGTTAAAATTTTAATAAAATGGAAACAATGGAAGCAATTGAAAGAAGTGAGTTTATTGTAAACTTGTTAAAAGATAATTACGATGTAATCGAATGTAACATCGGGGAGCCTGGTTATGGCAATGAAAAAAGTGCATTAATTTGTTACGATTGGGATGAAATCGAAGAAAAATATCCTAATATTTATGAGTACCTGGATAATAGTTATATATTGCTCTATTCAGATGAATGGTATATATTAGATAATGGTAATTGTTATCGTACTTTGGCAGATTCATATGGATGGAAACCCTCAATTATCATGGACTGTAATGAATATATTACAGCTGAAGCTCTGAACAATTATTCAGATGATGAATTTTTAGAGTTTTTGAAAAATAACAATTACATTAACAACAATAAGAGAGCAATAAACTTACAGGGCTTCGAGCCGCGCGGTTTGAAAATCGAGGAGGATGAGTTTCATATGTTTGTAAATGAATCCGATCCGTCGAAAATTTTATCGGATCTTTTGAAAAACGATCCGGATGGTAAATTTTATTTTGTAATCGACCTTGTTGCACAATTTGGACTACAGTACTCAATTTATAAATTATAAAATTAAGAAGTGCCGGGCTGCAGTTTTGTCGGCGGCTGCGTATTTTACAATTAGAATAATAGTTAAACTATTTTAAAATTTAAATAAAATGAAAGCAACAATAAACACAGAAAATGACGTCGTGAATAAATTTATTATCGACGTAACGCTTATTGATCCTATAAACAAAATTATCGATGGGCTGAAAAATGGCAAATATCGAAATATAGATATAAACTACCTTGACAAGAAGCTCGAACATTTTACGGAGGTTGCATGTAAGATGTTAAATATCGATTTTTCGGGCACGGTGATTGAAAACGACAGAAGCGGAGTAATATTAAACGATTACACAAAAAACATATATATCGAAAGATTTACGACGCTACTTCGATATTTTGAAGGCATAAACAAATAACAATTAATCGGGAGGGTGTATTTCACACTCTCCCATTATTCATTTGCGATGCATAAAATAGTACGCAGAAAATATAGCCTTGTGGAGGCAGAAAACAAACAGAAAAAACAACAATTAAATTAAAATGAATATGAAAACTAAAGAACAAATTGAACATTTTTTGGATAGCCTCGAAACAGAGGTGGACGTGCTCGAATGGGTTGAAATTGATCGAATAGACAAAAATAATGCGTTTGAGTCAATATATCAAATGATATACGAAAACAAAGGATTTAACATGCGTTTAAAGAACGAAAATGCAGAAAAATTCTTGGCAAAAAACTACACTGCCGAAATTAAAATAATGGCTATAGCTTTAGCTTATGGTTACTCTGTAAAAGATGTTACTCCGAAATCTTTGGCGGAGCTGTTATATACTTTAAAAACATTGAGCAAATTTTTATCGCTACAGGACAAAATAAACAACTTTTTTAAAGATTGAAAAGCTATGAAAGAAAATATAAAAGATGAATTAAAAAACAAGCTTACGGCCGATTTTGGCCGGGTAGCTTTTTCAGATGCGCAAATAAATGCGGCTATTGATTTAGCGCTAAACCGTTGCGGCTACAAAGGTACAGTAAAGAAAATAACGAAAGAAGCAATCGAATTTTTGTTTGCATAATCAAACAACCCGCTTTAATTTTCTGAGAATAAGAAAATGGGAAGTTTGGCACTTCGGGCGGGTACAAAGGTGGATGCCGAAAAACCTTTAAAGAGTAGGCGAAAAATAAGTTAAATTTTAAATAAAATGAAGTACACAGTAAAAAACAAAGAAAATGATCAGGATAACATCAATTTTATTGATTTGTCAGATCCGAAAAACGAAATGCCGTCATTTTTAGAGTACGAGGACGTGTTGACTTTTTCGCTCGAAAACGGTTACATTTACGATGAAAGCGAAATAAAAAGCTTATGCGACGGCGGAGATAATTTGCCAGCTTATTTTTCATCAATGAACGCCGCCGATGAGTGCGAATATTACGTTGAGAATAATTCAGAAGTTAAGTTTGACAAAGAGCAAGACGTATATGAATTATTTTAAGTATAGGAGGGTGTAAATTCACCCTCCCAATTCTTTGCCTATTTAGGCGAAGTATAGGAGCAGAAAACAACGGCAGAAAACAAGGCCATGCAGAAAATAAAAAAACAAGCGCCGAAAATAGGTGCGAAAAACAACAAATTAAATGCAGAAAACAAATGAAAACTCATAACATTAAAATTAGGACAAAGGAGAAAATGTTCTCGGACGGCAAATGGGTTGATGCGAAATTGCACAACGGTCGTTTTTTGCGGCAGCTGCCGAAAAGCTATAAAAAAATAGGGTTATTCTTTTATGCTATAAATGGAGTTTGCAGCATTGACCAATTAGCAACTATTTACAAAAATAAACAGGGTGATTTTATTTGCGAAATGTGCGTTGACGGGTCGTTTGCTTTGCTTTATAGCAAAATAGAGAGCGACTATTTAAAAAATAACTTTTAAAATTTACTAAAATGGATGTAGAAAAATATTTGGATTCAATCGGCGCAAAAAGCAGCGCCGAAAGGCTCGCGGCTATTGCAGGCCTGAATTTGGGAGATCGAAGCGAAGCAGCGGCTCGTGTACTCCGAAAAAGACAGCGCAGGCGTGAACTTATGGACAAAGGTCTATCATTTACAGAAGCCTGCATGATCGTAAATGAAGAGCAAAAAACAGACTTATAAACCATATCCCGCCGTAATGCCCTGCAAATAAGGGCGTGCAAAAATTGAATTTTTCGGCGGGAGCGAAGTCAAACTTTTTAAAATTAAGCAAAAATGAAAACATTAAAATCAATTTCTGGACGTGAATTTAGAATTTCACCCAACAAAGCAAGACGGACGTTCACAATAAGAGTGGACGGCTCGAAGTATAGAACACTTCAAATGAATAAGGACGAATTTGTGGAGGCTTATTATTGGACGGGCGACGACTGGTCGCAATTTATGAAGTCAGGCGAGTATTACAGCGTAAAATAAGGGTGGATAAGCTCCCCTCATATTCACAGAAAAACAACTAAAAAAGCATAAAACATGAACGCAGAAAATAAAGAAAAATTTATTGATGCCGCTTGTTGGGTGGCCGTATTATCGGCTGCGGCGTATTTTGTAATACGAATTATCGTTGAACTATTTTAAAATTTAGACAAATGAAAACAGTAACATTATTGGCAAGTGCTCCGTCTTTGGAGAGAATAACAAAGCTTGTAAATCAATACTTTTATTCAAATAGTATTGAATTGCACGAAGATTCATCGGGTGTATATTCTTTAATTAATAGCAGGGGCAAAATAGACGGCTGCCGGGTTATTAAGAAAAAGAATAGATTCAGATTTGAAATGATCTAAACACAACTAATTAAAAATTAAAGTTATGAAAACAAATGATGAAATTAAAAAACTGCGTGAAAAATATATCGTAGTGCAGATAACAAACAGAGACGATTCGTTTTATATAACCGAAAGAAATAGTTTCGCAACGGTTAACTTATGCGACTGTTTTGATAATAACGGCTTTAAAATTTGGAAAGAAAACAATGAGACACATACAGATGTAGAGGCGTGGACGCATTGGGAAGGTTGCAATTACAAAACTATCATTTTGCGTCCTGAAATAGGATTCGGAGATGTTATCGAAATAGACGACGAAAAACAAAATGCCGTTTTGTCGGAGATGCCCGAATATCCGATAATGAATAAGGCTATTGAACGGATCGAAACAGAAAACTACATGTACATATTTACAAGACCTGCAGGCGATCCGCTTCATTGCGAAGTTTACGAAAAATAGAATTAATCGGGAGGGTGTATTTCGCACTCTCCCATATTCATTTGCGATATACAGAAAACAGTACGCAGAAAATATGACCTCGTGGAGGCAGAAAACAAACAGAAAAAACAACGGTGCAGAAAACAAGCGTGCCGAAAACAAAAAGAACAAGTAAAAAGCTATGAGAAAAAATAAACTTAACAAATATTTTGCAGGTGCTGGCAGTTGTTTGAACAAAACAGTACAATATTACGGCACAATAAAAAACAATATATTTGAGTGTGAATCATTCAGTATCGAAACACGTACCAATAAATTTTGGGACGATCTTATGAATATAGCAAGCGAAAAACAAGAATTTGTAGAGCTATACCTATTATAAAGCAGGCATGAAAAACAAAACAATGGATGAAAGCAATCATGAAAAATAAAGTATCTATTTCAGGCATTGATCTTAACATTAAGATTGAGGCCGCAGAAAATGCACGTGGGACGGTTAGATGGTTTATGGACTTATTAGGCCGCAGCGAGTTGGTTATCAAAGATACCGAGAGCGGCACTCCGTGCATATTTCTGAAAACATTAGAGGCCGAAAACATTATCAGGTGCTCAATTTTGTGCAAAAACAAAGCGGAGGGTGACGAACGTTATTGCAAATCGGCCGACGGACGTTATTCTTATGTAGCTCCCACAGAAAAACAAGACACAATCGGGTTGTTTACCTTTCCCCTTACTCCGAGTTGCGAAAAAGAAGTACGGGAACTAATAGGTAAAGCGAAAGACGTATTTGCCGATTGGTGGGAGAATGATATTGCATAAAGTGTAATATTTTTAGCAACAATTTGTTACTATCATAACAGAAAACAAAGCGGCACATTTTCGGCATTAATTTGTGCCGATTCATAAAACAAACGTAAAAAACAAGCCAATATAGTTAAATATAATTAAATAAATAATTTTCAGTTTGTTATATTGATTATTATTCGTATTTTTACATCAAAATGGCGGAGTCCGAAAAGCCATAATAGAGTAGGCAAACTAAATTAAAATTTAAAACAATGGAAGAACAAATCAAAAAACTGAAAAAGCTCGCCGACGAATATGCAGATTTTGTTGGCAGAACACCGATCGAACATCTTACTGTTTTTGAATACAGTAAAGACTATTCTAAAAAATTATCGGTGTATTTTACAAAAGAAAGAAAGTACTCGATAAATTTCGGCGGTGTGGAAATAACAGAATATACAAATAAGATTACACTTCCACTTAATTACAAAGAAATTTAAAGAAAGCCCACCTGTTTCAACGGTGGGATGAATTTAATCATTATTGTATTTAGACATTTGGATAATTCAAAAATAAGTTATATATTTGTGTTGTTTGTATAAGATATGATAAAGTCAATTAAATATGAGTTGAAGCCAACTAAAAGTCAGATTCACAAGTTGAGTCAGATTTTTGGTAATTGTAGATTTGTATATAATTGGGCTTTGGATAAAAAGATTAAAGCATATCAGGAAGAGGGCAGAAAATTGTCTTGTTTTGATTTAATGAAAGAATTGACACAGTTAAAGAAAAAAGAAGAGTATGCTTGGTTAAATTTAGCAGGTTCACAACAGCTTCAACAGTCAATTTCTAATCTTGATAATGCTTTCACGAACTTTTTTAAAGCTAAAAAAGGATTTCCAAAGTTCAAATCTAAACATAACAAAAACTCTTTCAGAATACCACAGGCAGTTAAGGTAGATTTTGAAAATTATAAATTTTTTGTCCCTAAAATTGGATGGATAAAATATTATAAGGATAAGCCTATAAATGGAATAATAAAATTTGCAACAATATCTAAAACACCAACAAATAGGTATTTTGTTTCGATAACCTTTGAATCCAATGAAAAGCCTAAATATGGTAAAGGTTCTGTAGGCGTAGATTTGGGAATTAAACACTTGGCAATAACAAGTGACGGAGAGATATTTGAAAACCAAAAATATCTTAAACAAAACTTGAAAAAACTAAGAGCGGAGCAGCGTTCTCTACAAAGAAAGTTTAAAAAAGGAGCAAAGGAACAGTCTAAGAACTATCAAAAGCAACGTTTAAAAGTCGCTAAACTTCATGAGAAGATTGCGAATCAAAGGAAGGATTTGCTACACAAAGTAACAACGAGTTTGGCAACGCAATACGAAACTGTTTGTATTGAAGATTTGAATGTAAAGGGAATGGTTAAAAATCACAACCTTGCACTTGCTATTTCGGATTGTGGCTGGGGAATGTTTCGCCAATTTCTTGGATACAAAGTTAAAGATTTAAGGGTTATTGGAAGATTTGAACCAAGCTCTCAAATATGTAACATTTGCGGAGACAGAAATAAAGATTTAAAACTTTCCGATAGAAATTGGGTATGTTCAAACGGGCACGAGTTAGATCGGGATCATAACGCTGCATTGAATATCAAAAAATTTGGGTTGAGGGCATCGACCTTGAACGCTAACGTGAGCCATTAGGTTGAGCGTAGTTCAGAACCCCACGTGTTTTAACCGTGGGAGTATGTCAGTATTGGTGTTTAGATGGTTATTCGTTTACGGCCGAATATAGCCATAACCCAAACTCGGTTATAAATCATTTGAATAAATTTAAATATGGAGTAGCCGATATTCGGGCGTTCATCAACAAACATGCAAAATGAACATTACTTGTAAATTAATAGACAAACTATTTTCAAGGATCAACAAGACAGAAACCAATTACAAATTCTGCGATGTGGACACGGTGAGAAACCTTACCGTGATCCATTACGGCAGAAAACATTTCTGGCCGATTCTATTCGATCCGATAAGCAATATAAACTTCAATAAGCCATACGGCGGCCTATGGACGTCTCCAATCGATTCAAACTACGGGTGGATAGATTGGAACAAGGACTCCAAATGGGTGTTCTGCGAGCCTTCTGTGAGCTTTAAATTGAGGTTTAGAGATGATGCAAAGATATTGGTTATTGACAGCGCAGAAGACTTGAAGGGACTGCCTACGTATAAATTCACACCCAAACTATTTAAGACCCAAGAATATTTGGATTTTCGCTCATTAAGTAAGGTTTGTGATGCGTTATGGCTGACAGAAAAAGGCCTGCGAGAAACAAAATCGTCTCATCCCATATCTTTTGAAGGATGGGACTGCGAGACGGTGCTTATAATGAACAAAAAATGTTGTTATCAATGGAGACATTAAGAGAAGCTTTTAAGGCAAGATACCCGAACTATTCGGACAGTATTCTGAACAGGTTCGAAAAAATAACCCACGAGAAAGCAACGTGGGAGAACATGACTAAGGTAAACCTTGATAAGTTTGCCAACGGGATGTTGAGACAAACGGCAAGGAGCAGCGCAAAGACGTATTGCTCCATGCTGAAATCGGTGCTGAACCTATATTCGGACGAAATAGATTTACCGAGAGGTTTTAACGAGATACTCACCATAAAGAAGGACGTAAGCCAACACGTATATCTTACGGAGGATGAGGTTCAGAAAATAATACTCTACGAGCCGAAAAACGACACAGAAAGAGCAATACGAAACCAATTTGCGCTTGGGTGTCTTACGGGAGCACGGCACTCTGACTATATCATGTTCACCGAAGAAAACATATTTGGCAATACACTTAGGTATGTATCAAAGAAAACAAGGATTCAGGCCGATATACCCGCAGCTCCTGCGGTGAAAAGGATCATCAAAGAGAATCAGTCTTACGGGTTTGTAGGGCTTGAATATACCCTTTCGTATTTTAATAGAATAATAAGGGATATTTGCAAGAACGTAGGCATAACCGAACCGATTAAGTTATATCAAGGTGGTAAGTATGTCGAAGGAGAGAAGTGGACGTTTGTTTCAAGCCACACGGCAAGAAGAACTGCTGCAACGCTTTTGTATTTAAAAGGCATAGATGTTTACCAAATATCCAAACTTCTCGGCCATAGTGCTATTGAACAAACCGAAAGATACATTTGTGTGTCATTAATGGAGAACAATCCACAATTGAAAGAATTTTACGCTAATTTTAAATAAGATGGACAAAGAAAAAAATGTAACAGCCCGTTTAATGCGGCAGTTTGACTGCGAAGCGAATGATGTTTACTTCGCAATGCTTATATCTAAAGGACTGCCTTTGGCGGAGGCTTATATAGCTATATTCAGGCCGCTTACGGCTGGCGGAGCAACATTAGCAAGAAAACATATCAGGGAGAACCCTCAAATAAACTCACTGATAACATATTTGAGAGCAGAAAAAACAACGGCAGAAAATAACGTATTGACAGAGGATGTGAGTATGCTTGTCGAGAGTTATAAAGATAAGGACTTTATTATAGCAGAACTTATTAAGTCCCTCAACGGGCTTACGGGTAAGGATAGGGCTGATGTTTTAAACAGAATAGCAGACTTGCAACAAATGAAGAAAGAAGAGATTAAGAATGAGGAGGAGCGTGTACACTTCTACTTGCCTCTACCCGTATGCAAGGATTGCCCGAATAAGAACAAGCTGGTTAAGTGAAAAAAAGCGCACCCTGAATAACACTGGGTGCGCCAAACTTTACAAACAAACTTAAAAAATGACCACCTCGATCCGATCTAAATCTTTATTAAACTTTACGTAGGTGTTGAAGCCTATAAACCTTGCAAGTATCTCTGCGTTTGACAATATACTTTTATCGCTCTTAGGCCAAAAATATAAACACATGATTTGATAATCAACCTCATAATCGAGATAACCCATTTTGTAGGCCAACGTATTTTTGAATATCATCTCAATGACGTTAATCCGTTCAATTTGTTCTTCTGTGTAGAACGTTTTATATGGATCATCTTTTTTTAACCTTTCAATCACATCTTCGGCGGTTGTCTCTCCATCATTAAACTCAAAGAAAATTGCATTCTTGCTTGGAGTACCATCTTTCGTTAACTGGTACAGCTTAACTCCATTTTCAGTTGTTTTCATAATCAAAAAGGTATATCGTTATCGTTAACGTTTGCCGATTGATTAGCCTGTCCGCCTTGTTTTTGCACTAATTTCATGGTCATATTAAACCCTTTGATCTTGTCGCTCTTCGGTATCCATAAAGCAACATCAACATCGTTGCCGTTCAAATCTTTGATAACCCCTTTCGCATAGGGTTGATTACCGCCTGGTACGTATTTTTCATTCTTCCAAATAGTACCCGTGCCGTTCTTCTGCTCGTAATTGCTCATAATTTTAATTGTTTAGTGTTCTTTATTGTTTTGTAAATTTTATTGTAATGTTTTCTGCACAAATCTTTCGCAAACTTTTTATTCTTGCATCCTTCAACCTTGCACAACTCAACATCGTCGTCTATGTTAACCTTGACTTCATTGAAAATAAGCGACGACATTTTGTTTATTTCTTTGTATTTAGCTCCATCAATAACCTCAACAACCACATTCGGATAGTATTTCGCCATTCTTTTCAGTTTGGTTTTAGACTTATTGTCCATCCACCCCTTAACCTCAACGTAATAAGTAGTGCCGTCGTTTCTCGTAATCAAGAAATCAGGCTTGTATGACCGAACGCCTCTTTTTATTTCGTTAAACCAAAATACCGTCGGCTCATACTCCCATTCTTGAATCAATTTGTGAAGTTTTAAAAACTCATAGTAAGCCGCAACCGTAATCTCCCAAGACGACCTGAAATAGTTTCTTTTGCCTCCTATCTCTGCCCACCCAGACTTACTACCCGAATGCTGTATTGTTTTATTTACACCCATTATTGTTAAGTGTCGTTATTGATTGCTCCAATAGCTCTATCTCTTTCTCTGTCTTAACTTCTTGTTTCATAACAAATACGGACAAAAGCCATATCAGCAATACAAGAAAAAGAGTTATTAAGTATATGTTTCGTTCTTCTTTTTTCATGTTTACTGTCATTTAATTTATTCATAGATAGCACTTTTTTAGCTACTATCCAAATATTTAATCGATTATTTTGCGACAGAATCGTGTGTTTTTAGAATATTTAACCATCAACTTCTCTTATTTTGTTCAACACCTCAATCGCAAGCTTGTCTTTTACGCTCAATAATCTCTCGAACGTGCTTATTTGAGAATAGATCACGTTCAAATTCTTTCTCTGCCATAATGCAATATCCTTAACGCTATAACCGTTATATCTTAGATAATAGGTTATGCCTTGTCTGTAACAGCTGTAAATTGGCTTTCTGCTTGTGCGGATTAAATTTAAATCTCCAAGCTTTTTTGCTAATCGTTCAAATTCATTCATCTGTTTGTTCTCCTTTGTTTAATATTGTTAAAAACTCGTCTATCTTCGGGTCAACATCTTTACACGACACACCCAAATCATCCCATTCTTTTCTGATTTCTTCTTTGGGGGTATTATCAAAATACTGTTTTAATTGTTCAAGTGTTTCATTCATTTGTTCTTAAGTTTGTTTTCTAATTCATCTATCTTATCTTTAAGCGCACGAATAACTTTTGCGGCCGCAAAATCGTTTATCCATTTAGGATCGTCGATAAACGTAAGAATAGTAGCCTCATCTCTGTTCAAGTCGTAAAGAATTTCATCAGCATCGTTGTTTATAAAGTCGGTTAATTTGGCAGACATAAGCCCTTCTAAACTATTCATTACGATGTTGCCTTTTTGGGACTCTTTGAGTACAATTTCTTTAATGCTGTCCATTTTATTGTATTTAAATTATTTATAATTAATCAATAACATCATATTCTTTGACTACTGTTTGATTATAATCCATAGCTTCGTAGTAATCGACTAACATTTCACTTAACCTTTCATATTCATCATCTGGCATATTTTCATAATTTTCAAGTTCTTCTGAAGGATCTCCCCTTTCTCGTATTTCTTCATAATAATCTCTAATTTTTTGAGCCTCTATTTCTGCAATTTCAGGGCGTGAATAAATGCCGTTAATTACTTTTGTGTAATCTTCATAACAGCCAAAATCTGATTCCACTATATATACTTTCATCGTATTTAATATTTTAATTGTAATACATCTACCTTATATATAGACATAATCCCATTTCTATGCTCTCTCCCAAGCCACTCTTCAAATTCAAATTGTTGTTCTTCGCAACCATCTATTGTATCTGCCATGAACGTTTGTTCAAATGTTGAATAATATGGATCAATAGGTGTGTATTTAACTATTAGTTTTGCCATTTTGTTTAATTTTGTTTACGATTCAAACAATACTCCTCTACCTTCTTTAAATCTGGGAAGCCGCTAAACTTGACATCTTGCCCAACCAACGAATTAAAGTTCATGTTGCTATACAAATAATCAATCATTTTTTCAGCCGCTTCTTCAAGCGTATCTCCTTCGAACGACCTGCCAGCAAAACAGCCAACAAGCCACTCATCCGTAATGTAATATTTGCCGTTCTCCTCAAATATATGTTTGTCTGCATCGTGTAGCCTCCTTACCAATTCGATTATTTCTGTCGGCTTAACTCTGTCTTTAATTTTAGCCGTTTCGTCAATTGGTTTATCTGCTTTATTATTAGCCCCAATTCTTTGTCCGTAATAAACTGCGGCTCGTATCGTTCTTCTTGCTCTGTTTACAAACTCATCCGAATTTGCGTCGTTATATTCACGACACAATTCGATTATTCGTTCGGTAAATTCGTCAATTTTATCGTTTCTTGTTTTCATAACTTATACTATTGGACTTCAACTTCAATAATTCTGCTGCCGTAATATTTAGTCAAATACGATTGCTGATTTACCCATAAATCGTAAAATTCATAGTCTTCAGACGGTTCTTCCATTTCTGACAACATTTTGTAAAAATCATCGACCGCTTTCTTGGAGAGCTCCGCTTCTTCACGAGTCGAGTAAATTCCTGCGATTTCTTGATAGTTGTCAATTGAAGGAGAAGCATGATAAGATCTAACCAAATATACTATATTTTTTTCTTCCATTATTTTTAATATTTATTTACATGTTTGTTAATTATTTTCTCGCATTTATCAATCCATCCATCGACTAAAAATACTCCGACTGTGTTTGTATATGAGTTGATTAATTCAACTTCATCAAAACTGTCATCGACGTGAAATAAAAAGTCTTTGTGTTTGAAATACTGATATTTATATATCCTGCTGCAAAATATTATATTGCTTCTGCTTATCCCCAATATATCAACTATCTGATATAAGTCATCATTCCATCGTTCACTCGGACAATCTTCGTCGCTTAATCTTGACGTACAAATATATACATCAACACCACGTTCTACAAGTGTCTTGACATATAGCACCACATCGGCTCTATCCAACACTCCGTCGAAGTCAAAGCTTACTTTCGCCATAATCTATTCAGGTATATCTTTGTTTCTAAACTCAATAACTTGCCTCATGCGAAGTTGATATTCTACAAAATCACGCAACGCTTCGCCTCTTCTTAATACACCAGCCAAAGCCATGTGCGTGTCCAAGAAATTGGCCTTTTGCCATTTCGGCCGCTGACACTTGCATACAACGTAGTTAACTCCATCGTCATAAACTACTTTGTACTTTTTTACCAATTCATCAATCTCCGATTCGCTAATTACTGCGTTATCGAAAATAACCTTCTCTTCTTCTGTTAGTCTTCTTGTTTTTCTCATTGTTTTAATTGTTTGTTAATCAAGTTTTGATTCGTTTTCTAACTCTTTTATTCTCTTTCTAAGCGCATCGATGTTTTTGGCTATAATAGAAAGTTCGCTTCGACTAAATTCTAACATTGCTGCATTTTCGTCTTCGCTATAAATCATTAATTCGCCAATCTCTCGTTGAAGATAGCCGTAATCAATTAATGATGTTACTAATTTTTCGGTTATTGCTAAATTATCCATAGTTATTATTTTTAAATGTTAGCCATTTTATTTTGGTTGCTATTCTTATTGTTCATTTCAAATCATGAATATTACCGATTACTTCACAATTTTTTGGTTCTATATATTCGTGAAAATAATGCAAGAATGAAAACCCATTTCGCCAAATACCAAAAGAAGCATATATTTCTTCGTATCTAACTTCTAAAGGCTCTCCTTCATCTATTTTCAAAAGATCTCCTTCAAATATCTCAAGGCCGTATTTGTCTTTTAATTGAGTGTACTGACCAACTGTTTCTGGCTTTACCCGAACATAGACTGTATGACAATTAAAATCACGTAAATCAAATTCCTTTGTAACAATGTACGTATTGCCATCAACTGAATTTTCTGCCGTTATAAGCGAACCATAAACCCATCCTTTTAATAACGAATTTCTTTTACCTCTGAATTTTATTTCTCGTTTCATTTGATAATAAATTAAAATTGTTAGTAGATTAATACCTAAAATTAGTAAAATGTATTATTACCCCTACAAATTGCCTGCCCTTAAACCAATTGCGATAACTTAACCTGATAGATTTATGAGAGCGTTGAGGCATTAAAACGGCAATTCATAATCTTCTTTTTTATTGGTATATATAAACGTATTGCCTCTCGGTTCATCATCTCTGAAATCTGATATTGTATCGTTGACCCAAAAATCTATGTCGCCCGTCATACCTTCTCTATTCTTGGCTATTCTGATAGTCCCACGATGAGGATCTGCTTCGTCGTTGTAATAATGTTCTCTGTGAATGAACAGAATAACATCTGCGTCTTGTTCTATTGATCCGCTATCCCTAAGGTCGGCCATCATCGGTATTTTATCGGTTCTCCGTTCTACTTCTCTGTTTAGCTGCGACAACAAGATTACTGGTATATCTAACTCTTTAGACATTATCTTAAGTGTCCTTGTTATTTCGGCTATCTCATTGTTTTTTGTTCTATCCTTGATATAAGGAGAATCTATGAGCTGTAAATAGTCTATCAGTATAATATCGCACTTGTCTTTTCTTTTCAACTTCTTGGCTTGCGATTTGATCTGTTGAACGGTCATAAGTGCCGTGTCGTTTATCTCTATGGGTAATAGTGATATGTTCTCTCTACCCTGCATCATGGATATATATTCTTCTGGGTTCAATCGGCCTGCTTTGTAGCTGTTAGAATTTATACCGCTTTCGGCTATGATCATCCTATCAACCAAAGAGACTTTAGTCATTTCGAGTGATACGATAAACACTTTATGCCCAAGCTTGGCCGCTTTTCTTGCTATATTCAACATAAAAGCAGTTTTACCCATAGCAGGCCTTGCGGCTATGATATTAAGCGTGCCGGGTTGAAAACCGTTAAGTATCCTGTCAAGCTTGTTTAGACCTGAATGTATGCCGACCGATAATCCTTCTTTAACACGTTTTTCTCTCTCCTTATAAGCCTCAAGCGATTCTACTGCTATTTCGGATATATGTTCTGTTTCGCTTTCTACCGTGTTATTGGCGATGTTATCTATTTCATTAAGATGTATATCTATTAAATCAGACACATCCATGTTGAGGTCTCCACTCTCTGATACTGTCTTTGCGCACGAAAGAATCAACTTTCTTCTTAGGTAATCCTGATAGACTATAAGTGCGTGTGTCTTGATATGAGCCGCAGAAGTTACTTCGTCGGATAAGATAGCCAATTTAGCTACATCTACGGCGTCATTAGTCTTTCTTAGCTCATCAACTACGGTTATCAGGTCAATTTTAGACGTAGCCTCTACTCTTAGTATTGCCTCGTATATAGACCTTAAAAACTCGTTGTAGAACATCTCTGGCTTAAGAAAGTCGATAACGTCATATACTGCATTCTTTTCTAATAGCATTGCGCCTATTGTAGCCTTCTCCGCATCCATGTTGTGCGGCAACGCAACGCCTTGTATGCTTTTTAGTTCTTTATTACTTTTCATTATGTTTTGCCTTAGGTTTAGCCCTAAGTCTGCCTAATTTTTATGACACCTAATTATAGGTGTAACGATTTTTTTTGTTATATACAATAAACATTATCCGTTCTTCTCCCTGTACATCTCAAAAATAATATCCAAGCATGGACAATCTGTTTCTATAAATAATTTAACCCTGACGTCTCCATCAATTAATACTCGTTCAATTGATATAATACTCGCTCTCATGGCGTCTATCATTGCATTTTCAAATGCTTCAAACGCTTTATTTGTTTCCATATTCATATTTTTTATTTTTGTTATAATTCATATTAGCAATTTCAATTAATTTCTTATTTGAGTATTTGACGCAATTTTGAAAACATAAACCAGCGGCTTCCCAAAGATACTTGTTTCCCCTTATAGAATAATTGTTATTGTAATAAGAATTCTTTGTAAATGTATCAACAACAATAACACTACTGTAATCATTCCAAAATATACACTTATCCCCTATTCTTGGAATATTATAGTCCTCAAATCGCTTTAAATTAGCATTCCATGTTTTACCTTCATTTCTCAAAGCGTTAATAATTGAACTTCCGTCAGATGGAAAAATATCGAACTTATTCGGTAGCCAATTATTAGTGTATGAAACTGACCCACTATGACGCAAATCAAAAATAGCGTAATTGCATATTTGGTCATTAGCCACGCACCTAAATATAATTTCATAAGCGTCATAACCAGAAATCAATTTTACGAAATCTCCGTCTTTTGGCTGATAGGTGTTTTTGCTTTCTTTTGTATTTGTCTCCATATTAATTAGTTTTTTTGTTTTAATGTTTGCCAAAGTTATGGGTAATATTATTCACATCCAAATTATTTGTGTTAAATAAATTTAAACGTATCAAAATTATTCTTTGCCAAAGTATTTATCGACCAATCCAACATCTTCTGGTCTTACGTTTTTGACAACCTGTTCATACAGCGAATTACACTTTTTTCTAAAATCTACATTGTTATCGAATAGGTTATGGTGCGATCGGCAAAAGATGGCCAAATTCCATCGCTCTGTATAATATTGTGTAGCAAGCGATTTTGGCAATAAATGAGCCAAGTCGTTACCATAGCCGCCGCAGAAATAGCAAACCTTATCCATCTCTTTCTTAATCTTGGCTAATTCTGCATTCTTTCTCGCCTGCGATTTACTTACTTTTCTCATTAGTATAACTCGTTGTTAAAGTAATAGTCTTGGTAATCATCTTTGTTTCTTTTCTTTTTCGGCAAACTTTCTACCTTAACGGTAAGCTTAAATCCTTTCGGTTTGATTAACTTTATGGTCTTATCATCCACCCTCACATGCTTATAGTTCTCTATTATCTCTCTCCCGATCGGGGTTAATTTCTCTACCTGAATCCTTCGTTCGAAGTTTTCGGATATTTCTGTGTTTGAAAATAGGTTCTTCATTGATAATTAATTGTTCTAAGTTGTTCTTTCTCGAATGACAAAAGAGATCGCAGCGCATCTATTTGATGCACGCACGAACTGTTTATTCGATCTAACTTATCGACAAGAAACGCCTCATCTTCGGCTATCGAATCGACAAGTGCATTCTGTGCTTTGGCTGAAAGGCAATTTTCTTTCGCAATAGCAATTATCGTATTGGCTATTTCAGAGGTAACCTTGCGTCTGTAAATGCGCTTAGCCTCCGCCAACATATTACCCGACCTTGCCAAATAAACGGACAAGGTGTTTATTCGTTCTTTAATTTCAGGTACGTTGTCAGAACAATCTATTTCGAGATATTTCTGCATCTTTTCGGCCTCTTCAAGAAGGTTTTGCATGCTCGTCATTTTCTGAATTATTTTTAAATTGATTTGCATAGTCTTCCATCGCTTTGATGATCCACTTTCTGTCGCATTCGTATAGGTGAAACTCATGTTCATCCTCATACTTCTTTAAAATCTCTCTTGCTGTTTTCATATTTTTTCTTGTTTTAAAAGTTCATCAGCTATTTTAAAAGAAGCTTTTACTAATTGATGAGTATAATCTTCGTTATCAATTATATCTGAAAATAATATACCATCAGCAGCTAATAATCCGTTCATAGCAGAACAGGCCGCATAGAATCTTTTTGACGGTTTGTCCTTTTCTATTGAATCCGATAATTTTTTAGTCATCAATCCGAGTGCTTCGATAGTTTTATCAAACACTGCTGCTACTAATTTTTCTTCTGCTGTTTTCATATTCTTAATCTATTTTAGTCGTTTATTTGCGTTTTAAGCCATTATTTTTCTCTTCCGAATACCTACTACCACCAAGTCCATTTAAACGCTAATTTCGGCATCTGTGGAAGAATGTGGTCTAAATACGGCTATCAGTTCGTTCTTGTTGAAAATCTCCTTGTCCTTTGTTACCCGAATATCATATTCCACATTCTGAATGAACTGCCAATAGCTCAATCTGTCTGTGAACACCATCAAATCTTTTCTATCTTCTTCCATAGATCAATTGCTTTTGCATCTCCAATGCTTATTAAATCCGTGAATCTCCTGATACCGCTCCAGACGGTCGCATGTGAACGGTTTGACTGTCTTGCGATATCCGTCAATCTAACCCCCATGCCATGCATGTAGTGCCAAATGGCCATCCTTTTTGTCGTGTTCTGCCCCGCCATGTTATCCTGCTTTCTGTGCTTTGAATTTAATTTCTTCTGCTTCCATTACTTCTCGTTTATTAGTTCATTTTCAATCCATTCGTCTTTTTCTTTTGATGTTACTATTTTTGCTTACCCTATCCATATTCATAACGTTTAAATCAAAATTATTAGTAATGCTTGCCATGCCTGACCTTACCTCAACAAACCATGCCATACCTGGCCTTAGCTGCACTACCGTATCTAATTTTGTGTTTTAAGCGTTGTCAACATTTTCATCATCGACCACCTTACCGTATATAAAATAATCTCCTACCTCACCTATTTCTCTCCAATTAAGATTTCTGATATTCTCTATCTTTCTTAAAATAGTTTTATTCATTGGCCTACGATAAACACGTCCACTTGCATATCCTATGTAATACATCTCATCATCGATAAATCCATATCGATTAGCCAAATCAAAATTGTTGTCGATTTTTCTTGCCGCATCATTTAATCTTTCAATTAATCTATCGGCTTCTGCCATTTTCTTGTTCAAGGCTTCAATGTTTTTAGACAATATGTCTATCATGTCTGAAAAAGTTAATGAGCCACTTTCTGTTTGTTTTTTTGTTGTCATTTTCTTTTTGTTTTAATTGGTTATTTTTTTAATTGAGTTACTATGCCACCTTTTATAGGTGATGTTTTTATATATTCTTTTGCTAATTCTGGATGATCTTCTTTGAATTTCTTCGTGTCGAAGTTCTCCCTGACAGAATCTTTTCGTTTAGTAATGATGAAGTAATCAGTCTCCCATTTAGTGATGTTGAATTTTTCAAACAACTCTTCTATGTTAGACTGATATTGTTTCTTCATTTCACTAAGCGCATCTATTTGTTCGGCAATATCGGCTATGTTTTTGACCAATTCAAGTGCCTTGTCCTCATACTCTTTGGGTACAAGCGAAACAGGTGTATATTGTTCTCCGTTCTTGTCGCATTCGAGAAGTTTTTTTATCTCTTCTTGGTCGATTTCTTGAACTTGAACAAACTTAGCACCATCTTTAATCCATATCGCATATAAACCCTTAATTTCAATCTCTGGGTTTAGTAGATTAAATAAGTACTTGTATATCGACAATTGCCAGCTAAGATACTTTTCGTCCAAAACATAAGTTGTTTTTACGTCGGCCAAACATATTTCTCCTTCTAATAATATCACCTTGTCGATACCAGAAGCGTAGTGTTCGTAGTCGGTAACCAAATATTCGTTCTCGATTACCTCAAAGCCTATTTCATCCTTCATGTCAGCATACCACTGCACTTCTTCTCGGTCTATTATACCAAAGTCGTCGTATAATTGGCATCCTTCATGAATGGCAGTACCTCTTTCTGCTTTGCTTCTTAACATAGCTTCTGGTACGTCCGAGTATTTGTTCGGGAACAGCTGCCGCCCGATTACCCCCGTTATGCCAAACAATTGTTTGTCGCCGTACCAATATGTATGGTTTTCTGGGTTGAAGATTACCCCCGATTTTTTAAGCTCTATCATTTCACACGTCCCCTTGCCTCTTCGACCAACTTCTTAAATTCTTCGTCCTTCCACAGGTTCTTGAAAACCTTAACTACTGCATCTATGGAGGCATTGTCTTTGCACAACTCTAATGCTTTTCTTGCTTGTTCAATGTCGCTTTTAGGTGTAGGTTTGGCCGATGGTTTGGGTGTAGGTTCTTGTTCATCTTTGCCGTGCTTATTGGTAGCATCTGGGTCTTTCGTGTCGTCTATACAGAATAGTCCGTTTAAAGCGTACTTTCTCGCATACGATGATGCAGCACCTGTGATTTGAGCACCGTCCATACCTTTCTTGTCGGCTTCTTCTCGTGCAAATGCAGTAGTACTAACACTATCTTTACCATCAGAAAGCGTTGCTATAGATTTCACATATACCCTGTCCGACACAAAAACGATTTCATCAGACATTACCAATGTACATCCATTTTCTTTTAATAGCGGCTTCAAGGCCTCCAAAATATCTTCACCAGATCTGAAGTAATATTTACCGAAGCTATTGTATTGGTTCTTCGGTGCTTTTAGATTGCTTTGAATGGCAATCAACTTGTCGTTTAATTCTTTCTCCATAACATTAATTTTTAATTGTATTTATTAATCAAATCTTTTCAATTTATCAGCGGCTTCACAAGCCTGCTTTAGTATCAACTCCATGTCGTCCAAAGACAATTGTTCATCTTCTAAGCTCTCTTTGACAGCCACATTGCCATCTTTAACTACGGATATTTCACTATTTGCGAAATTCACTACTATCTGTAAGCGTGGGTGGATTATGAACGTCATCGTTCTGTGCGCAGTGTCGAACACTGTTTCGTAATTGTAATTATTCATTTTCATTTTGCTTTAATTAATTTTACTCGGCAAAGCTAACATCTATTTTTTCATTATCCAAATAATTAGTCGATTATTTTCTGTGATTTAATGTTATTTAACAAAAACGGCCTCGCCGAACGACGAAGCCATTAAGATTTAAATATCGTAATTGGTTCTATCTTAATAGTTTAATGTTATATCTTTTACTTAGCAGCCAAAGGATGAAACAAATTAAAATGCCGACTATTACACCTATAAAGAATAATCTAAAATTGAAACCTGTCGTCGGAGTTGTCTTTTCGGACAAACTTTTATTCTCATTTGTTACCAACTCAATCGACTGTTGCAGGTTTCTGTTTAGTGTTATTAGACTGTCAACCTTTTTGCCGTAGCTCTGACTTAAAAACTCCAATTGCTTTATCGTGTTTTCGTAAACTACCTTACTTTGGGTTATCGTTTCATTAGCCTTCGGATATTGCCCGTCAGGCTTAATCTTAGCCCCTGTGTCGTAATTAATCACATGAGACGATACTTCGCTTTGCAGTCTTATATTCTCGTCTCTTGTGCGTTCTAAATCGGTTTTTAATAGCTCTACCTCTATGGTCTTCTTTTGAAGCTCATCTCTTAACGTAATAACCTGCGAACTATCAACTTTAGTTACTACTTTTTCTTGAATAATCTGCTTAGGTTTGCATCCTATTATGATTAACAGAATCATTAGTAGTACGACCATTTTCGTGACTGCACGAAATAGGTATTTTATCTTTTCTTTTGTCATGACTTAATTAAAAAGGTGTTTATATTTTGATGGTATCTGCTTTCTTAAAACAGTCTCTATCTCTTTCACGCTAATATCCAAATCTTTGTTTAGATCGAATATTTTGTTCTGCTTAGCGACTATATCTTTCGTAATCACATAATCAGGTTTACCGATGGCCGCAGGATAAAATACGGCCAAATACACATCTACCCACGTCTTCATTCGGCCTTTGTACGGCCTCAAATAAGCCAATACATAGTCAAGCTGCTGCACGTTGTTCATCGAAAGTAGAACCCACGTCGTCGTGCCTAATGCTTTCGCGGTCGATGGGAGAAACTGTATCAGGCCTGCGGCCATACTTGTTTGATTGACCGCTTTCGGATTAACCCTGCTTTCAAACCACATAACGAACATCAACCAATTTGGATCGATGCCGAGTTCACCTGAAATCTTTATGACTTTATTAATGAACTCTTCTTTGTTCTCTTTTACGTATTCTTCAAATGCAATCATATATTTTCTTTTTCTGAATTATCTTTATTCTTCAATTCATCAAGATTTACATCGAAATGACGCTCTGTCTTGTCAATCATTATTTTTTGTAGCATTTTCCAAAACATGCTTTCATTTTCAGCTCTGCATGAACTTTCGTTTTCGAGAATTGACCACGCTTGCTCAAAGCAAATTATTCCGGCAACAATGTATGACAACGGTACGTCCATGTACACGAAAACCCAATGCTCTACAAGATACGCCAATATAATAAGCATAAGTCGTTTAGGTATTGTTGACCTTATTACCCTTGCGAATGTAAAGCTTTTGAATTTAGCCTTTTCTATTGGCACTTTTTCTGGATATTTTAGGCTTGCCCTTTTGTTAAGCTGATACGCAGTCCACGTATCATACAAAATGAAAATTATTACGACTATCATGAGGGGAAATGTCGGCTTAAATTCTTTTATTAAAAGACCAACACATCCTCCTACAGTGATAAATAATACCTTGAAATAATTCAGCCCATTATCCATTGTTGCCTTATTTTTATTTAATAATGTCATTACATATCCACCTCACAAATATCTTATGAAAGCAAACCGCTTTCGTGTTTTTAAATAATCCTCATCCTCATCGTTGGCATAAGCTTCTCTCTCGAATACTACATTGACATACGCATCTCGAAAGTTTCTGTATATTACCAACTTTATTAACCAATCGACTACGTACCACAAATAAAATAACACGTACCACAACTCTTTCATCTGCGCCGTGTGAATCTCTTCGTGGTTTATTGTCAACTCGTCAATCTCTGCGTTTTTTCTCACAAACAGAACGCCGAACAGATTGATTGCCTTGTATCCCTGAAACGGGATGAATTTGTTCCTAACTATTTTCATTGTTTTCTTTATTTATAATTTGTTCAAATGATTCTATCATAGCTGGCGTACAGAAAGTTTTAATAAATTGAACTAAATATTCTTCTTGTTTATCATCTATTTCTACTGCTTCATTTGATTCATATATAAGATGACTTAACATGTGCGCCACAATTCCATCGCCTCTGTTATATAATAATTCGGCGAATTCCTTATGAATATCTATATACCGGATATCCGTCTTCTCTATATTTGCATATAGAGGAAATTTTTTGAAGTTAATTTTTTTCATATTGTAATTATTATTTTACCAGCCACTAGTTTGTCCCATTGTCCAAATTAAATTTACTTTATCCCAAATTAGAAAAAATAACCTGTCCCTACCGGTATCAACCTGGTACTGTGTGTGAGTTTTGCTTTGAGTCCTGAATATAATATGGTCTGACGTGTTACCCACTTTAATAATGAAGTACCCACTACTGATAGATGTAATAATATAGATTTGACCATCTTTCGGGGAAGAGGGAAGAGTCAGCGTTATAGTGGCCGAATTTGTGCATATTATCACGTTATCCATATCGGACAATGTCTGTGACGTGCTTACCCTGCGTGTCCTCAACCGGAATCCTGCATAATCACCTCCTACGGCGTATATTGCATGATTACCTGTATATTGATACCCTGCATCATCGTATGCAGTTGAACCTTTTATATCAAAATATATCCCAACATTTCCACGAGCTGTGCTTGCTACTGTTCTATTTATTTCAATTCGTTGAGTGCCTAATATAGCACCCCCTCCTGATGATGGAAATGTATCTGCTCCAATGTAAACAGATGAATATTGTCCCAAAAATCTAACAAGATTAGATGAAAGTAGCATACTATTTGAACCACTAATAGCTTGAAGACTACCCGTTCCTATTGAAAATCCTCCTATATTGCCACTTGTCGAATTAACAGTTCCTGTAAATTCTCCATCCGTTGCGTAAATTGTACCATGAAACTCTCCATCCGTTGCGTAAATTGTACCATGAAACTCTCCATCCGTAAACTTCACACTCCCATCATGCCGTATTATTGCCTTAGCTGTACCACTAAGCGCATCATTATACGTCCCGCCAGCCACAAGAAACGGCAAATCTTTATTCGTACCCTGTATCCCGCTGATAAGGCCTGTTACCTGCGGACTGTCTAACTCCCTGTATTCGGTTATTACCGTGCTGATTAGGCCTCCGTTAACCCTTGTCCCGAAATTGTCGGTTATCGCCTTACTTCTGTTTACCTCTGCGGCTATCCGATTACGCCTTTGAGAATGTGTCTTGCCTCCTATCGTTTCTTCGTAAGTACCCATCGTGGCACTGTCATAGATGGTAGTCCAAGTAGCGCCGTCAACAGAAATTTCTGTTTTAGTGCCGTAGAATGTTCGTCCGTCTGCGTAATCGTGCCATATCTGAATATAGTCGATGTCGTTATATACTTGTCCTAAGTCTATCCGAATATAGTTTGAAGTAGCAGGTGTTGTGCCATTTATTTGTGCATACGTGTTTATGTTGTTATCGGTTGCATTTGCGGCAGGATAGCTTGCGTTAAATGTACCGTTAGATGATGGAGTTTTACCTTGTGCGACATTAGTACCATATTTACGTATAACATTAATCTCTCTCCATACATTATTCGTGCTTAACGTGCTACCTTTAATCCAATCTCTTATATAGCGAGCTTTCATGTAGCCTTCGGCGGCTAATTGAGCGTCGTCGGCCGTTGTCTGTGCATTATTAGCAGCCATCAAAGCTGCATAATAATCCTGTGCAACAACCCACGCAGAACCATTGTAAATGTACAACTTGTTGTTGGCGTCAGTATCTACCCACATGTCGCCCTTGTCGTTGGCCGTCATTCCTGTAGGGGCTGATGTCTGATAATAAACTTTAGCCTTGCCGTCCGCCGTTGTCTGTGCCGTCTGTGCGGAGTTGATAGCTTCCGCTATCTTACTGTCTTGTGTGTTTACCCATGTTCCTGACCGATACGTGTATATCTTGTTCCCACCATCCGTATCAAACCAGATATCTCCTTCACTTGCTCCGGTAGGAGCTGATGGCTGATAATAAGTTGTTATCTTTCCATCTGCGGTTGCTTGTGCCGTATTAGCAGCGGAGAGAGCCGATTGTGCGGTAGTAGCCGCCGCATCTATCTCGGCCTGCACGTCTTCGGGGGCTGGTGTCCAATCATCACATTTATCTCCTTTAACTAATTTGATTCCTCCAATCTTGTAAGTTGCAGAATAATCACTAAGGTATAGGTATAAATACGTACTTTCTGCTGTAGCTGTGAACGTGAGTTTATTGCCTGTAACACCAAAAAATTCTGAAGCAGGATCTCTAAAAGACAGCCTATTGATTGATGTTCCTTCAATACCTTCACAATAGAATGTATATTTCTGTCCGATTTTTAAAGGTTCTGATAAATAATATGGGGGCGCAATCCA